GGTGGTAGCCTGTGCTGGCAACTAACCCTGTCCCTCCATGGACTCCTCTATTTACGGCGATCTGCCTCGGAAGTACCGCGAAACGGCCGATGCCGTCGTGCTTGAGCTGGGCGATGACGCCGACCCGCGCTTGGTGCGGCGCTTGGCCCGCGAGTGCGTCGACGCGATCGGCTACTACGCCCCCGCCGGCGAGGGCTACCCCGAAGGCGACGTGGCTACCTGCTGCACCTTCGAGAGCGAGATCCGCACCGAGCTGGAGCAGTTCGATCGCGTCGAAGCCGCTGCGCAGGGAGCAGCCTGATGGACGTCGATGTTCTGATCCAGCGCGTGGCGGACCTTTCCGCCAAGAGCAAGGCCGTGGCGGCCGACTTGGCTTCTGCCAAGGCTGAGCTCGAGGGGGCTTTCCTGGCCGGCGGCCTGATCGACTGGCTCGACGGCAACGACCGGATCCCCTGCGAAGGCTTCAGCCTCAGCAGGCAAGTGCGGCGCGCCTTTAGCTACAGCCCGGCCGTCAAAGCAGCTGAGGCCGATCTGAAGGGCCTGAAGAAGGCTGAGGAGGAGCAAGGCCTGGCCACCCCCAGCGAGACCATCTCCTGGGTCGTCCGCGTCGACAAGGAGGAAGGATGACCTACTCCATCCGCCCGATGAACGGCTTTGCCCGCTTGAGCCCTTGGGGGGCCAAGCGGCAGCGAACGCTCAGCGTCAGTGACGACGCCTGGGAGCTGCTGGGGGAGCTCGCCGCTCCCTTCCGCGGTAACCGCTCCGAGGTGCTGGAAGTGGTGCTGCGGCACTTCGCTGAACACCCGCTCGACCTGGGCAAAACCCGTGACCACCTCCTTTCTTGAGGGCCCCGTGCTCTTCGATGCCGACGACCTGAGCCTCGAGGCGCTGTTCGCCCCGCGAACCGATCGGAAGTTGGAGGTGCAGCTCTCCGCTTCGGCAGGGTCAACTCCTGCGGAGGCAGCCCCTGATCCAGGGGCTGCGCCGGTACTGCCGGCAGACCCGGAGCAACTGGCTCAGCTGCTCTTGGATGGTTACAGCCCCGAGCAGCGCTACGCCCTGATCTGCGCACTGCTTCGCCCGCCATCAGCGGAGCCGGAACCGGAACCTGAGCCAGAGCCGGAGCCCGATCCGGTGCCGACCTTTGTGCCGGCCCGCCCGAGTTCAGCCCGCGTCGAAACGTGGACTGACGATGAGGGCATGGGCTGCTCTCGAGCGCGGCAGACGGAACAGCTGCGGCCGGAGAGCAGCTTCCCTCAGTGGGTCTGGACCAAGGGGGAGGCCGCGGGCTTTTTGGGCTGCACGATCTCGTGCATCAGCTCTCGAATTGAGCGCATCAACGCCCTACCTGGCGGCATCACCGGGCATCGGATCTATTCCGAGTGCGGCACCCGCATGGTCGAGCGCAGTTTGAACGTGGCCCGCTGGACACTGGTGCGGCTTCAGAAACCGTGAGCCCGCATCGCCCTGGTAGTGGCTGCGCCGATGTCGCGGGTGAGTTCACCGCCGTCCAGGTAGCGCTCGAACCAATCCTGCTCAGCGGTGCCCCCGCTCTTTTCGTTCTTGATTCGGCCCGGCTCTAGGTCGGTCGCGATGTCGCGGTATTCCATCTGGTTGCCGATCGTGAACCCATCGAGATTCATCTTTCCGATCTGTGGGACAACCGGAGCCGTGATCTCGCGAGGCTGCGCCTCATCGGACGACGGATCCGCGCCTTTGCGCGTGGCGTCGATGTTGACCTGGCCTTTGCGGATCACCCACGCACCTTCGAAGAGGCCGTCCCAATACGGACCGCGGAGTTTGAGCTCGAGCGTGACGTCGTGCGCCACTTCGGTCGTCGCTTCGCTCAAGGCTCGCCGTAGATCCGGAACGAGCTTGTTCAATGGCTTGTTCATGGCTCGTCCTCCGAGCTAACCAACAGCACGGGGCTAGTGGTTGAGACACAGAACGCCTGCAGAGCTCGGATGCCTTCCGCGATCACCAGAAACCACATCGCGCCGTTGCCCGACTCGAAAAAGTCGATCGGCTCGGCTGCCGCGCCAACCTCGCGGGCCCTGGCTTGGTGTTCCTCCAGCCACTCGAATGGTGTGCGGTGGCCCATTAGATGCCCACCCGCCTTCTGGTCGACGGGCTCTGGCGGAGTTTGTCGAGGGTGCGGGCCTGGCCCTCGGCCGCTCCACGTTTAGCGGCCACCCGCATCCCGTCAGCGACCGCGGAGTTCATCTGCTCCACGGTGACCCACTGGCGGCCATCGGCCATGGCTGTGGCCGTGATGTTCGGGCTGTAGGTCACATCGCCACCCTGCTTCTGACCCTCGCTGGCCATCATCGAACGCAAGTTCTGGGCGTTGGTGATGCCGCCGCTTTGGCCAGGGACAAACAGCTCGGGGCCACGCTCGCCCACCAGCACGGGGCTGTTGACCGGCGTAGAGCCGCCGCTGGCGAACACGCCGCCGGGGAACATCTTGGTGGTGCTGAGGGGATTGAAACCGGAGCCAAAAGCTCCGCCACCAAAGGCGCTGCCCGCGATGCCGAAGATGGCCCCGGCGATGCCACTGATGCCCCCGAAGATGTCCCCACCGGCCCCGACTCCAGCCATGCCAGCCAAGGACGAGCCAAGAGCGGTCAATGCCGCCGTGTTCTGGTAGGTCGCAACCGTATTGGAGTTGGTTGCCAGTGTTTGAGGGCTGAACATCTGGGTGAGCTGGTTCGTCAGCATCTGCTCCAGAGGGCGAAGGGCCATCTCCAGGAAGCGGTCGCCCAGGCCGGCTAAGGCGTTGGCGAAGGCGGCGCGAACATCACCCCCACTCACGGCAGCTTTGATCGCTTCGCGGATGCCGCCAGTGATGCCGCTAGCGATGCCTTGAGCATCTGATTTAGCTTGCTGCTTGGCCTCTTGCACTGAGCGCAGCTTTTCCGCTGCAACGGCATTGGCATCCAGGGCAGCGGCCTGGCTGTTAGCGGCCTCAGTGAGGGCCTGTGAACCTGTGGTGTAAGCCTCTTGGCTGATGGTTCCTGCGTCGTAGGCCGCCTTGAGCACCTCCAGACGACCTTTGAGCTGCTGAGCGACATCCAGCTTCTTGACCTCGGCTTCGATGAAGCCGTCGCTCAGGTTCTTCTGCTCGAGCACCGTCCGCAGCTCAAGCTGCTCGCTCTGATCCTTGAGAGCCTGCGTCTCTGAGCGGAAAGCGTCAGTGCTGCGGAGGACGAACCCGGCCACGTCGGTGGCGACAAACGCTTGCTGTTGGGTCTGCAATTCAGCCAGCTGCTGCTTCAGGCCCTTCAATTCTTCTTGGGCGACCGAGACATCCCCGAGGGCGCCAGCCACCGTGTCCTGGCCGGTGAGGCCTGAGGTCATGCCTGTGGCGGCCGCGCTTGCCGTTGCATTGGGGCGTACGAAGTAGCCGCCCTGCTTGAAGTAGTTGAGGTCGGGGTAGTTTCCGGCCTTCAGCCCACGGCTGGCGGATTGGTGGAAGACGTTGTTTCCGCCGGTGTAGACGCCGACGTGAGGTGTGTCTCCAGGACGGCCTGTGGCCACGATGTCGCCGGCGCGGAGCTGGCTCCAGTCGGTCATCGTCTTGCCGGCCTTGCGCACCGTGTCCGCCCAGGCGGTCACGCCGGGGAGCGTGATACCGAGAGACTTAAAAAACGCCTTGACTGACTCGCTGCACATATTCGCGACGCCAGTGAACTTGCTCGCCGCTGCTGTGGCCCCTTGCAGTTGCTGTGCAGTGAAGCCCGCTCCGGTGAACCCTCCGGCGCCTTCGATCGGGGTCTGGCCGATCCGAGCAACGCCCACACCGGCCTGGGCACTCCTGACCTTCTGCTCGGCCTCGGAGATCTTCAGCTTGAGCTCTTTAATGCGATCGTCGTAGCCGTCTAGACCGCCCTTCAGATCATTGATCAGCTGGGCCTGCTCGCGGCCAGCGCCGGTGAAGCTCAGCGCCCAGTTGGCCCTGCTCTTCTCAGCGAGCTGGCGCTCCAGCTCGTAGCGCTGGCGGATCAGCTCCTGCTGGTTCTTGAACACCTGATCGTCGAGAGCGATCTGGTTTTGGGCGAGCTGCTGCTGCAGCTGTCGCTGTTCGGCGGCCAGCTTGTCGGCGGCTTCCTTTTTGGCCTTGGCGTCCTTGTCATCTGGTGTCGCTTGCGGCACACCCTTGAGCAGCTGGTCGATCTCGGCCTGGCGGTCCTTGGTGGGTGGCTTCTGGAGCAGTTCGGTGATGTATTTGACCCGCGCTTCGTTGGCTTTGACGCGAGCCTGCAGTTCGGTGAGCTTGGCGCGGTCGCTGGGGAGTGGGCCCTCCAGCGCTGAGGTCATCTGCGCTTCCTGCAGACGGATCTGTTGGCTGAGTTGCTTCTCAAGCTTTCGGTCGTTGGCGAGGTTGGCCTGAGCTCCTTTCAGAGCCTGCTGCAGCTGATCGCGGCTCTTGTCGCCGTACTGCGCCTTCAGACCGGCAGCACTGCCGGCGGCTTCGCTTTTGTTGATAGCGGACACGCTGCCGTTAATCGAGCTGACCTGGTCAACGACGTATTTCACGCCGACCACCACCACGCCGATAGCCGAAAGACGCAACAGCGCAGCCGTCAGGCCGTTCACTGCCACGGTGGCGCCGCCGGCCGTTGTGCCAACAACAACCTGCGTTGCAGCTAGCGCCTTCAGATACGCGGCAACTCGCCCTGCAATGACTAGACCCTCGAGGGCTTTGCCGATCAGCAACAGCTGGACGACGAGCTTTGCACCCTCTACAGCGGTCTTGCCCATCTCTGGGCTGAGAGTTTTTACCCACCGAGTGAGACCTTGGATCGCTTCGGTCGCGTTCTTCAGTTCTTGCCCTAACGCGGGACCAAATACACGGCCTAACTCGACACCAAGGTTCTGGAAGGCGTTGCCCAGGTTCTTGATCTGCTGCTGAGGCCCCTGCAGGATCTTGTCGAGCTTGCCTAACTCGCTATCGCGCAGATTCAGACCAGCCCGCACCAAGATGTCGGCCGTGATCTTCCCTTCCTCGCCGAGATCTTTCAGAGCGCCGACAGAGACGCCCATAGTCTTGGCGAGTTCTTGATAGTAACGAGGCGCATTTTCGCTGATGGAAACTAACTCATCCCCATTCAAACGGCCTTTGCCTATAGCTTGGACAAGTTGCCTCCAAGCGGCAGTCGATTCTTCAACACTTCTGCCACTTGCTCTACTGCTAGCGACAAAACCCTGCTGCAGTTGGTTAATCGTCTCCAGTTGGATGCCTAGGGGACGCAGAGCGGCATAAGCGGTCGTGAAGCCCTGCGTTGCTTCCGTCTGGGATAGGCCGAGCAGCTTCACCTGCTGCTCAACTGCTTTCACGGCCTGTTGGTACTCCTTCAGGTCTGGGATGTTGGCTTTAAGGCCGAGGTCCGCCGTCTGGCGGTTGATGGCCGACTGACCAAGCTGCTGGATACCTGAAAACCCCGCATAGGCACCTGCGAAGGCTCCGGCAGTGTTTAAGGCGTTGCCTAGGAAACCAGGGGCCTGCGGCAAGCGGGCTCGCGCTTTCTCAAGTCGCTCTTTGGCTGTGACCTGCTCAAGCGTGGGTAAACGGTTACCCATCGTGCTGAACATGTCTATCTTCTTTACGGCGTCGATTTTCCCTACCCTTAGTCCGCCAATTCCATCTAATTCGCGCCGTAGCTCCTTAATGCGACCCGTAGTTCTGGTTATGTCTTCCGATAATTCATCGGCGAACTTGCTGGGTACACCATTAAGAGATGCCAGCTTGGCCTTCATCTCAGCGAGTTCTTCGTTGAGAGCGGCTGTCTCTAGCTTATTTGCTCTAATTTCGCTCTCGTAGGCGTTTACCGCCTTTAGAGACCTGGAATAGGCGTCGTTTACAGCGCGTACGCGCGCAAGATGTTCCTTTTGAGCAGGCGTCAGATCGTCTCTAAGTGAGTCGCCGAAATCCCTAAGCTCCCGACTCATCTCTCGGAGGCTTTTTGATCTCGAAGCCATGACCTCAAAGCCTTGAGCCATCTCTCGCAGCTGCTTTGTCGCAGCGGTCGCTCCGGCTCCTCCGGCTGCGCTAGCAGCTGCTGCCGCTGCCGCTGCAGCTCCGGCGCCACCGCCGCCGCCTCCTCTCCCATTGAGATCGCGGCTGTCGTACTGCAGGCGGACCTTCACGTAGGTCGTGCGTGTGTTGAGCCCGTTGATCTCCCGCTGTAGCTTCTGGATCGACCGCTCGGCCGCGCCCGTGTTGAGGTTCAGCTTCGGCTGCGTGAACTTGCCGAGATTCGCAATCGCAGCGTTGAGCTTGGTAAACCGCGACTGCAGAAGAGCGACCTTCTCCTCCAGCAGCCGCAGCTTCTCCAGGCCGGATACACGAACCGCAATGTCGGCGTTATACCCAGCCATAGTTATGTAAGTGCCTTGTTAGGGCGGTTCTATCGCTTCATTCTTGCTCAAGCAGCCATCGCACGCAGCGTCCTTGAAGAGCGCAATTTGTTGAGTGTTTTCTTCCTCATGTCGGTCACGGCTGCCCTGGAGACGCCCAGCGCTTCGCCGACTTCGCCGTGCGTGCTGCCTAAAAGGACCGTCTCGTTGAGGACGAGTTGTTCTCGATCACTCAATCGATCCAGCTCAGCCTGAACTGCCAGCCAAGCCAAGTCGTTGTCCAGATCTTCCAGCGGGTCTGGTGTCTCTCCGGCCACGAGTTCGAGCAGCGTGCTGCCTTCGTCGTGCTCTCCGCAGCGTTGATCCAGCGAAACAAAAGCCACGGCCGCAGCGGCAGCGGTTGCACTTTTGATCTGCCTTGCGTTGAACCCCAGCCGCTCGAACACCTCCTGCGGCCTTGGCGTGCGGCCCAGCTCTTGTGCCATCCGCTGCGCCTCTGCACGCACCTTCGCCATCAGCTCGTACTGATGCACTGGGATCCGGATGAGCCCAGCCTTCTCCGCCAAACCGCGGGCCATGCCTTGGCGAATCCACCAGTACCCATAGGTCGAGAACTTGTAGCCGCGAGACGGATCGAACTTCTCCACGCCTCGAATCAACCCAAGCGTCCCCTCTTGGATCAGGTCCATCTGGTCAAGGCCGCTCTCTCGGGCTTTGCTCATACCCACAAACTTGCGGCTCAGGTGGACCACCAAGCGGAGGTTTGCCTGGATCATTCGATCCTTCGCTCGCTTACCGGCGCGCTGCACCCCGCGCGGCGCCGCTTCCGGGCCGCCCTCCCAATCCAGCCAAGTGCGGACAGCGGAGCCGAGATGAAGCTCCTCGGAAGCGGACAGCAACGGCACTCGGCCAATCGCGTTCAAGTAGGGCGCAAGCTCGCTCATGGGTTTTGGAGGTGGGTTGGTTAGACGGTCACTGACCGGCCCGGCGGGCGCACGGCGCCGTAGCCGCAGCCATTGTCTCTTGAACAGGAGCCGTCTGCAACAAAGCGCCGCCTGAGCAGCTGCCGACCCATAAGCAACAGTGATCTAACAGCCGTCGCCAAGATGACGCCTGATGCTCTAGGATTCCGGAGTCGGGAGCGATCCCGGCCGCTCGTAAATGATTAGGCATATCTAACAAGATCTGCACAAATCACGTTCACGCCGTCAACATCGCAGCCTGGCAATGCCAGGTCTTCCGCGACTCTTGCAGTGCGTTTAAGGTCTCCTCCGAGCGTGTGGCGACCGTAGTTTTCAAGGTTGATCGCGGCGTTGATGTCGCGGTCGTGATGTACTCCGCAGTGCGGGCAGGTCCATTCATCCACGCCAAGCACAACCTCAGGGTTGTGACCGCCGCAGCAGTGGCAGGTCTTGGACGACGGGAAGAACCTGTCGGCCACGATGACCTGCACACCGCGTAGCTGGGCTTTGTATTCCAGCTGGCGGCGTAGTTCACCCATGCCGGCATCACTGACGGCACGGGCGATCTTGCGGTTCCGCACCATCCCCTTCACGCACAGGTCCTCGATGACGACCGTGCGGTAGGAGCTGGTGAGCGCATGGCTCAGGTCGTGCAGGACGGCCTGGCGCTGGCGGTGGATGCGGTGGTGCAGCTTGGCAATGCGGAGCTTGGCTTTCGCTCTGCGCTTGCTGGTGCTGCTCTTGGGCTTACGGCTGAGCTTGCGCTGCAGCCTGCCAAGACGATCCAGGTTCGCCTTGAGGATCTGGTTGGCGGGCAGCTTGGTGCCGTCCGACAGGATCGCCAGATTCTTCAGGCCAAAGTCCACGCCAACAATCTCGCCCCGGGGCTGGATGGCTGGGTAGTTCTCAGCCTCCACCAGGATCGAGGCGTAAAACTTGCCGGCCCGCTGGCTGATCGTCACCTGCTTGGCCTGGCCTTCCCAGCGCACCTGCTGGCGAAGGGCGATGCGGGTCTTCAGCTTCTCGATGCGAAGGCTGCGGCCATCCACATCGAACTTGACCGTCTCCCGCATGGAGAAGGAATCGCGGATGCCCTTCTTCTTGAACCGAGGGAATCCAGGCTTTTGGCCTGCCTTCACCCGGCGGAAGAAGTGCGCA